GACCAGCTGCATCAACACCCACGGCGAGCGCACCAAGAAGAGTGCCTTCGTGCGGCCATACCTCCACGATGTTCTGCGACTCGATCACTACTGGACGAAGACAGCCGACGAGTGGATGAACACCAAGCTGGCGCGAGGCTTCGCCAGCGGCCACACCTACATTGAGAACTTCATGAAGCAGCAGGAGGGCTACTTCTTCGCCGTGAACGAGCGCACCCCCATCAAGGAGGCGATACTGAGGGGCGAGAAAGTGCCAGCGCCCGAAGCGCTGGCACCGAAAGCCGCCGCCAAGAGCGCCGCAGCAGCTGAAGCGCCCGCTGATACAGCAACCGTACCCCCACATCATCCGACGAGCCGCAAGCAGCGCCGGTGGTGGCCCCTGAAAAGAAAGTAAAAGCTACGAGCAAGCGCGACAGGGCGAACCAGGCCGCCAGGCCCAGTAAACCCAAAACGCAAAAATCACGGAATAGTAAAAAGCAGAAATAGTTATGGAATTATTCGGAAGCAACATTTTCGGCTTCGGCCGCAAGCAGCGCGAGGTGACACCACCGACAGGTGGCACCGGCGTGCCTTCATCCACTACGGACGAAGGCCCGAAGGTGAAGGGTGGCTCGTTTGAGGAGCGCATCGTTCGCGCCCGCACCCCGCATCAGGCCCTCACGGTGAGTGCCGTGTATCGCGCCACTGAGTTGCGTGCCAACACAATGGCCCAGATGCCCGTGCAATATTGCCTACGCGGCGACGGTGGCAACTTTAGCCCCTGGATGCAGGGGCTTGGTAAGCGAATGAACTATCTGCTACAGGAGGAGCCAAACCCGCTGATGTCGGGTCCTGCATTATGGGAACAGGTACACATCAACCGCATGATGGAGGGTAATGGTTTCGTGTATATAGAGCGCGACGTGTTCGGCGATCCCGTGCACTTCTGGTTGGCCGAGTGCGGTGGCTATGACTACGGTAACGATACATACAGCATCACTTATATGACTAATTACGGCCCGATGATAAAGGCTGGCGTAAAACCGCAGGATGTGATGCACTTTGCCGGTACCATACGCTATGGTGGCGCCGTCATCTATGGAAGACCCATCATACAATTTGCTGCCGAAACACTGAGCCTGATCAAAACTGACAATCAGTTGGCACTCGAGACCGCTGCAAAGGGTGGTCGCGTTAAAGGTTTTATATCCGAAGAGAAATCGCAAAATAATCAGGGTACGGTTGCTTATGGGCGCTTTAATAAGGGAGCCGTAAACGATTATGAGAAGGAAATAAATAACAAGGTTTACAGCCAAGACATCACCGCCCTTCAGAACCTCGAGAAATTCCAGAATATCAGCCTCAGTGCGCAGGATATGCAGATGATAGAACAGATGAGCCTCTCTCTCGACGACGTGGCACGATTCTGGGGTGTTCCTCGACCTCTATTGATGCTCGATACTAACTCGCATTACAACGACTATGCCAACGCCACAATGGAGTTTATGAGCCGTACCATCGGCCCCGACAGAACATTGATGGAAAAGGAAATCGCACGAAAGATATTAGGATTTAAATATTACGATATACGACGCATCCACATCTGCGAAAAGCCGCTGCTGGCGATGGACCCAGAGCGACAGGCCAAGGTGGACAAGATGTACCTGGAGGCAGGCGTGAAGACGGTGAACGAGCTGCGTGCCGAGCACGACATGCCAGCCGTGGAGAATGGCGACGAGCCAATGGCAAGTGCCAATCTGCTGACGCTGAAGGCGCTGCTGGCCAAGAGCGCACCCGAGCCCGGACGACCCACCACCGAGGAGCCGAAAAAAGACTCTTAGTATATCGCCTGACACCCTTTATAGTAATTCGATTGACACCATTTATAGTATATCGCTTATGAAGATGACAAACCGAGAGATCGAAGACGAGCTGGAGCGCGAGATTCAGCAGTCGGCAAAGCAGCAGAAGCGGCGCGTGCGTCGCGCGGTAAACCCACAACGCAGTTTCGGCTGTTAAGTAGTAACAAATGTTTAAAAAAACAGATAGAAAATGAAAAGACAAAGATTCATTCCCATCGGGGTCTGCGGACTCAAAGTCCGCGAGGCTGGTGAAGGCGAACAGAGCCGCACCATTGAGGGCACCCCAATAGTATTTGGTGTTCGCTCGGTGAACCTCACACCGTGGAGTGAAACACGTGCAGTTTACGAAGTGCTGGAGAAGGGCTGCATCACCCCCGAGCTGCTGAAGCGCTCAGATGTGATCCTGAACCTGAACCACAACAGCAGCGTGACCAACGTGCTCGGCCGCTATCGCAACACCGAGAAGGACACCCTGCAACTGACTCTGAACGACGACAACATGGAGTGCCGCTGCGACATGCCGCACACCAACAATGCCAACGACACGCTGGAACTGATGCGCCGTGGCGACATCACCGGCATGAGCTTCGCATTCAGCGACGACTATCAGGACTCGGAGAACGGCGTATCGTATGAGCGCACCGACGAGAAGACCGAGGACGGCAAGGAGGTATGGCTGCGCCACGTGAAGCGCATCACCGGCCTGTACGACGTGAGCATCGTAACCCATCCCGCCTACGAGCAGACATCAGTGGGCACCCGCGAGGCCAGCGACGAAATCGACAAGGCCATCGACGAGCAGCTGAAGCGCGAGCAGGGCGAGGAAACACCCGAGCAGAAGAAGGCCCGCGAGGACAAGGAGCGCGAGGAGCGCGAACTGGAGGAACAGGCACAGAAGGCCCGCGAGATGACCGAGCACCGCTTGCAATCTCAGCGTCGTCGCATGCGTGATAATGTGATTAATAAAATATAGTATTAACTTTTAAATTTAAAAGCAATGAGTAAATTAAATTTAGAGTATTGCCAGAATCGTCACCACGAGATTCAGGTAGAGCTCGACAAGATGGACGAGCTCAAAGAGAGAGAAAATCGCCCCTTCACCGAGGACGAAGTTACTAAGTATCGCAGTCTGATCGACGAGGATGCCCGCCTGAACAACTTCATGGAGGGTCAGCTCACCGGCAAGAAGCTGGAAGAGTACCGCGAGCGCAAGGCCAAGAGCCAGATGCTGCGCGAGCTGTTCAAAAAGTGCCGCGAGGAGAAGGTGGCCTACAGCGAGGAGATGCACGACCGTGAGGCCGCCAACGGCACCACTATTCTGCTGAACCCAGCCGCAGGCAACACCGCCGGCAACATCGAGGCATCGGGTGCTATCCCCCTCGTTATCCACGAACTCATCGACACCAAGGTGCCCGGACTGGAGCGCCCAGGCGACCTGAAGATTCTCACCGGCGTGACCGGCAACCAGGTATGGCCATACGCCATCGACGACGTAGAGTTTGAGGTAGCCGACGAGGTAGAGCAGATTGGTGAGCAGAAGATCAACTTCTCGAAGCTGAACGCATCACCCGTCCGTGTTGCTGCATCTCTGGCCATCTCTAACGAGGCTATCGACAACGCCGACTTTGATCTGTACGGATTCTGCCAGTACAAGATGACCAAGGGTATGGCCAAGTTCATGGCACTCTACACCTACAGCCACTGCAAGCCATCACACGCTCTGAAGCCAGTATTCGGTCTGTGCGATGTTGAGGAGATTGTATTCGACGACAACTTCGCTGAGAACCTCGACGCTAAGATTGCCGAGATGTGGGATAAGGGATTCGAAGGCGAGCCTTGGTTGACCTTCGACAAGACCTACGAGACCAAGATGAAGTACAAGAAAGCCATCCCAGGCACCACCGATTCAACACGCACCGTTATCGAAGGCGGCAAGTGTCTGAACCACAGCTACACCGTGAGCCCATACATCAACTATGCACTCAACGGTCAGGGCAAGCCTGCTGCTGATGGTAACCACTACATCGGTATCGGACACTGGGGCTACTGCGCATTCCAGCAGCATGGAACCGTTCGCGCTACTGTCGACTCGACATCTGCCGAGGTGTCAAAGCGCAACACCACCGTGCTCGTGCTCAACACAGCCTACTCTATTTCTGAGCTCAGCTCTAAGGTCAACGGCAACATCAGCGGCAAGCCTCAGGCATTCAAGCTGCTGAAGGTGGTAGCACCCGCATCAAGCTCTGAACTCTAAACACTCTCCTCGACTTCTTTCATGGTTTCTCCTGCGGGTGGCGCCGATGCAACAGCAACAGGTTGACCCGCCCGCAGGTTCCTTTTTCTCCTAAACACCGAATGAGCAAATGAAACAACTGAACGAGATAATCTACGACGCAATAATGGCCGACGAGGACTTGGTGGCTGCCGTGGGCGGAGCTGAACAGGTGGAGAACACCTGCTTCGAGGTTTCACCCCTGGCCGATGCCGACAACACGCCCGTGCCATACTTGCTGGTGATGAACGATGGATTCCAGAACAAACTGACGACCAAGGACACCGTGTGGGAGGGTGAGGAAGACGACGTGCAGGCCACCGTAGAGATTGCGGGGCGCGACCCCGGCGAGGTTGAACAGCTGCTCAAAGCAGTGCGCAGGGCAGTGGAGCGACACATAGTATCGCTTTATCAGCAGGGAGCCGACACGCCCCAGCTGCAATCGCTACAGGCCGCACAGCTGCAATGGGACTGGACGAAGCCGTGCTACTTTCAGCATCTAACATACTCATGTACGATTAAGAACGAAGACGATGAGCAAGAATAACACCGAAACCAAGCAGCCCGCCTATGTGGAGGAACTGCTGAAAAACGGCACCGCCACGCTGCGAGCCAAGACACGCGAGGAGCTGGACATGATGGTGCAGCAGATTCCTGCCGACACTCGTATAGCAGCAGGCGTTGTGGCTCGCAATCGTGAGAGCGGAGACTACGTGCTCCGCGTTGACATCATCAAGTAGTAACATTTTAAAATCAAAAAGAAAATGGCAACACTAAAAGGACAGAACTTTCGCATACTGACCTACGACTCAACCGCCGCCAAGTGGAAGGTATTGGGAATGAGCACGGGATGCACCGTGACCCTGAACACCAACACTGACGACAGCGGGACGAAGGACGACGTGGGCATGGCTGCCAAACCTACCATCAATTCAAAGTCGTGGCAGGTTTCGGTGGAAACGCTCAACGTGGTGGATGCAGCTGCAATGCTAACGGCCATCAAGAG